TATTATATCAGCATTAGAGTTTATCATCTGTTGTGCTATAGCTTTCCCTTTAGAAGCATCTGTAAAGCTATTAGCATATTGAGTTAATAATTTTATATCACTATTTTCTTCCTTTAATGCTTTTTCAAAACCTATTTTAAAGCCTGTTACACTTGGAATTTCCATACCTCCAACAAAACCAACAACATTGGTATTAGTCATTTTTGAAGCTATTAATCCTACAATATAACCAGCTTGTTCTTCATCAAATAAAATAGGAACTACATTACTTGGTATTTCATCATAAGTACCATCAATGATAGCAAATTTTTGGTCAGTATAGCTTTCTGCGGCACTTTTAATTGTATCTGCTATCTTGAAGCCAACACCAATAATAAGGTCATTATTTTGGTCGATAGCTGTTTCTACATTTTGCATATAATCACTTTCTTGTTTAGCTTCTAAATAAGAAACTTCAACTCCAAATTGCTCCTTAACCCTTAATGCTCCTTCCCATGCACTTTGGTTAAAACTTTGGTCATTAACTCCACCTTCATCTAATAAAAGTGCTATTTTTAAAGGTTTTTCTTCTTCTTTAGCTATTTCAGTTTTACTACAACCAACAGCTAAAATTAATAATAATGATAACAATAATACTTTGATTTTTTTAGTCATAAGACTACCCCCTATAAAATTATATATGTTTAACGTGCAACATTTTTCCAATGTTATACGTGTAACATCTATCATATTGTTATTCTTCAAATTCCTTTATTTTACTTTTAAGTTTTACAAAACCTACACCTGCTTTAGTTAGTTCAGTATCATCAAATATAAGTCCTTGTTTATTTAATTGCACTAATTCAGCTTTCGTGACTTTTACAAGGTTATTTATGTCGAAATTAGTCTTATCTCTATCAGCAAATATAATACAATCATCTTTTTCTATTTTTCCATAATGCTGTTCATAGATATAATGGTGTTTCCTTATCCACCTACTTGGATTTTCAACTTTTATAAAAGTATATCCTCTTTCATTGACATACTCACTCCCTACATCTTTTGAGTTAAAACCTTTGTCGAATTTTAAACCTTTATTCCAAGGACTAGTACCTTTTTTAAAAGTAGCATTAACACCTGTTTTTAACTTATTTCTTTTCATGGCATTTCTTATTTGATTTTCAGTAAAATTATAATTAAACTTTTCTCTCATAAGTATAATTATATCTTTCATATACCTACCTTTGACTATTAAACCTAGATATTCAATTTCTTCCTTACTCCATTTATGTTTAGTGTGGGTCATATTTTATCCCTCTAACATTTTAGGCATATCTTTAGTCATATACTCTGTAGTGTGTCTTTTGGCCTGTAAAACTATATTTGCATTAGATATTATTTCTTTGGCAATACCTTCAATGGCTTTACTTCTTAATATTTCTTCTTTAAGGCTATCTCCTTTTAAATCTTCATCAGATAATCTTTCTAATTGAGCAAATAAATGATTATTTAAATCTCCTAAAGTATTTCTCATATAATTCCTCTCCCTCTTTTATGTTTAACGTGCAACATTTTTCCATTTGACTTTACATAATATAAGTTATGTAACTATCCTCTAAATATAAATTTAGGGACTAGTTAATTTCAACAACCCTCAAACGTAGTATTTTCAACACTTTCAGAAAAGGTGCAATTTTACACTTCTTACTAACGTTATTTATTTAACACCATTTTCTTCCAATGTTGCACGTAAAACTTATTTTTGAATTTCCTTTTTCACAGCTTAATTTTTTAAAGGATAAAATACTAAGCTAACTTTTTTCAAAGGCTTTAAAATGGCTTCTACAGCTTCACTTTTTTCTATATTAATTTTATTATTTCTGATAATTCTAAGTCTAAGACTTCACATACTCTTTTTAAATCTTTTACTTTAGCTTCTGCAGGATTTCTTTCTATTTTTGATACAGTACAGGCACTTCTACCTATAATCTTGCCTACATCTGCTAAAGATAAATTTCTAGACATTCTTTTTAGCCTTACTATCCATAATATTTTACTCACATTCTTCAACTCTCTTTATTTCCCTAGTTATGTACCATAAGGCTTTATGCAAATCTTCTAACTTATTATCTTTATATCCTGCTCTAGTTGTATATTTTATAACATTTCCAATATTAAAGTTCATTTCCCAACTTTCAATATAATCAATAGTTTCTATACCCTTATTATAATGGCTTGGGTGATTTACATTTTCTTTTTGCATAATATTCCCCTTTTAATTAGAATGGTATTTCATCAGTATTATCTTCTACTACAGAAAATCCTGTATCAGACTTTGTTCCTGCTTGGAACTCAACCCTATCTACCTTAACTTTTGTAAAACTTCTTTTTTCTCCATCTTTCTCATAGTTATCTATATTAAGTTCCCCTTCAACAATTAAGGCTTTACCCTTGTTTAGATATTGGCATAAATTTTCTGTATGCTTACCTATCATTTCACAGTTTATGAAATCAACCTTTTTGTTATTTTTATCTTTTTGATAATTTCTTTCTACAGCTAAAGTGAATGTTGCTTTTGCTGTACCAACCACAGGTATATACCCTAATTCAGCATCTCTTACTATTCTTCCTGCTAACATTATTTTATTCATATTCCCTTTTCCTCCTAAAGTTTAAATTTATTTAATATTGAAGCTAATATATTGAAGGCATCTTTGCCTGTATCTTCTGACCAACTTTGATTTTTACCTTCTTGCAAATATAACTCCAAATTATTAATTGTATCAAAATGACCTTGATATGCTTCTTCTTCATCTTTATAATGTCTATAGTATAAACTAGTCCACCTAACAACTTCTTTATTTGAGCTTTCAAATACCATTGTTTCTAAACCTACATCAAAGGTATTTTTAGTTGATACAAAATACTCTTTACCATTCAAAGATATATAATCCTTTAATCTAATCATATTAAAACCCCTCTACAATAAGTATTTATTTACAAATTCATTATCTATTTGTTCTATAAGTTCTATGCTCCATAAATTAGTCGGACCATATATAGATTCTTTTAATTTGATATACTTTAAATATAATGGTCTTAAAGCTAATGCTTCAAAATTTATTTTTCTTAGTTCAATGGATCTGGCTATAGCATATTCTAAATCATACATTTCTGCTCTTTTACTTACAGTATTTAATACTTCTTCATAACTTAATTCAATTCTTTGTACATTATTTGCATTACTCTTGATTACAATAGTATACATAACTATCTCCTTGGCTTTCCAATAAATATCACTATTTCAAATAATATATAATATGCAATTATTATAAGTGCTAATTTTATATAATCTGACAATATCATCATTCTACATCACTTTATATCTTTCTAATTTATATCTACCTTTGTATTTCCAATTATTCAGTATGTACTTTGATAGGTTATAGCTTTTAATATCAAACTCATTACAAAATAGTCTAGCTGTTTGATATATCATTATGCTATCTGTTAAAGTATCTGTTACCTTTAAAGGCTTCGACATATACTTTCCACTCTTAGTATAATATTGTCGAATTTTAACTTTACCAATTTTTTTAGAAAATAAATGTTTTTTAGATTTACATAACTCTTTTGTTGTAAACTCTTTCTTATAAATATCAAATATTGAGTTTGCATAATTAGTTCCATATATTGAGCCATTAATTGCTCCTACTGTAAGTCCTGTATCTTCTGATAATTCCCTTACTGTATGATAATAAAATTCCTCTTTGGTATTAATATTTACTACATAAATATATTGTGAATATTTTTCTATTTTGGTAAATAGCTTATCTTCAAACCTTTCAATGTCACTACCTGTATAATTAGTATTTTGGATTACAAAATTCCTAATATCTTCATAATTAAACCCTTCTTCTATAAGCTGTATAGCCATTTTAGAAGCTAATTCAGAAGCCCCTTTTAAATACATAGTTTTACTCCCCATTTCTTTCCCTCTTTTTATGTTTTACGTGTAACCTTCTAATGTTTTACGTGTAACTTTACTTATAGACTTTGCTGTAAGTTTCCCACATTAAAGCTATTAATCCACTAAAGGTTAAATTGTTCTTTTTACAATATGCTACCATTTCATTTAGTATTTTTAAATCAATACTAATAGTCTTGTTTACTTTCATCAAACTCACCTCGCATATATTTCTATTATATCACATTTTTTTATATTTACGTACATATTTACGTACGTATGTATAAACTTTCGTTCCCCATTTTTAGACAAAATAAAAGCTAGATTTACACTAGCTTCTAATTTATACTTAATATATCTTCATCATTAATGCAATTTAAAGCATATTCAAATTCTTCTTCATCATAGCATTTCCATTCAACTACTTTATATTCCTCTGTACCATCTTCCTCATAACCAATAATACTAAAATAAGTTATTGTTCTAGTCATTCTTTATACACTCTCCTTCTAATTTCTTTAAAATCTCCCTTGTTTCTAATTTCTTTAAAATCTTCCCTATTTTATCATCT